AGAGCTGTTACTCTGTATAATTCGCCATCATCAAAATCAGTAGTTGTAGCAGTTGTACTAAATTGGATTACATCTCCAACATTTATTACATTATCTGCTAAGTCAACGTCATCAACCGTTACAGTTGTGTCGCCGACAGCGCCTGCTGACGCTACTGAGTTTCCGACAGCCAATTCTTGTGAGTAAGCTGTAGCACTTGGACAAGTTGATACAAGTAAGTTGTTTCCGTGAGTACCTGCTGTTTTAGCAACATAGTTAGCACCGCCAAAGATTTCGCCACCAGCATAGTTAGAGTCATAATCATCTACATTTTTGATTAAGAAACTAGAGCCGGAGTCGTTAGCATTAGCGTGTGATGTTTGGGTAGCTCGTACTACTCTCAATGAGTTAGAGTAAGCCAAAAAGTTAGCAGCGCTGAAAAAGTGCTCAAAGTTACTTGAGTCAGGTTTTCCAAACGTGTCAACTAATTCTGCTTCACTAGAGATCGTTACGATCTCATCTAAAGGTCCTTTTCTAAATTCTCCAGCATAAGCACCAATCGAAGTTGATACAGCTGGTATGATTCTAGTTAAGTCTCTTTCTTGTACGAGAACACCTGGTGATACTTGAAATGCCATAGGTTTATTCTCCTCTTAATTAGCTAATTTACCTTGTTTATAGTATTCAAAATTCGTATTATTCATACGCCCATAGTCAAATGTCATCTTGTAGATATTTATAATAACCTTAAATTACATACCTTTTCGTACTACGGGGTGCCACACGTCACCATATTCATCAACTGTCGTTTCTTCGTGTTCATTGATACCGTCATCTAAAAAACCAAAAGGCGCTATATCTTGTTCTATTAAATTCTGTTGTTCCTGATACATTTTAAGTCTAGCATTTGTATTAGTCAATTCTTTAAAATAAGGTTGATTAGATAGCCAACCAAACATAACCAAACACATCATTAAATCATCATTTGCCCCATCTTCGGCCTGCCAACTTTGACCTCTTTTAGCAAAGGTTGACATTTCTTCTATGATCTTAAATGAGTTAATAATTAACTTATCACCCTCAACTAAAGTCTTTATATTAGCACAACCAATTCTTTTTATCTGTTTTGTCATACGAACACCCATAGATGAACCTCTACCACTAAACATAGCACCTAAAACTTGGCCAGCTCTACCTTTTTGAGTAGTCATTAATATATTATCATATTCTATTTCATATTGTAAAGCTTCAGCAATCTGTTGACCTATATCATTTACTTCGGTTAATATATGAGCGTGATTATAACCTTTACATACCTGATCTATAATATTAGGAAAGACAAAAGGTTTTACTTCATTGTTTTTATAAATGGCCACAACCTTAAATGGCATTTTAGTTACATCAAAAACAACAAAGGCTGAGTAATCTTTATCAACACCTCTGGACACATCAACTGTAGCAACATAAGTATGATCTTTTTTAGGTGCCTCATACATTTCAATACTACCAGATGTTTTCATAGGGTTGCTATATGCCATTGTTTTAATTTTTGCTGGGCTAATAAGGGTATTAACAGAACCTAAAAACTCACACTCAAACTCTTGTTGGAATTGTTCTTCACTTGTGTTTCTTATTGTTTGTTCTTTCCAGTTTTCATCTCTACCTGGAACCTCTGACCAATGAACCTCGATTGGTATGTAATCATTTCTTTTATTTTCAGCGTCAACCCATAATTTATAAAACTGATTCATACCATAAGGTGTAGATACAATAATCATTTTTGTTTTTTGACCAGCAGAGATTGTAGGATATACTGAACTAAAAAACATTTCTGCTATGTTTGTAGGTACGAAAGCAAACTCATCTAAAAATATAATATTATATGAACCACCTCGAATAGCACTTGATGACGTGGCAGCTGCTACAATGGTTGATTTGTTTTCTAATTCTATATTACCTTTATTCCAGTTTATAACACCTTGTTGTAACCACTTTGGTAAATTTTCATATGCTAATTGTAATCTACTTAATATATCTCTAGCAGTAGATGATTTATTGGCAAGTAAAGCAATATTTGAATTAGGATTAAATAAGGCATAGTGTAATAGATATGAAATGGTCGTTGTTGATTTACCTGATTGTCTTGGTAGTTTACATATTGTAAATCTATTGTTGTGTATAGTTTCAACTATCTTTTTTTGAAAGTCGTACATCTTAAAATGTATAAGACCCTCATCTAAAGAAACAATTTGAATATACTTTTCCATAAAATATAATGGATCGTTAGCACACTTTTGATATTCTAAAATTTGTTCTTTGGTAAACTCAACAGGTGTGTTAACTTTTTTTAAATTAGGATTACCTAGATATGCGTCTGTACTCATAAAATTACACCCTCAATGTGTGTGTAACCTAATTTTTTAGCTGCTGTCACTCTCTGATTGCCTTTCCAAACACCATATTCTCTTTCTCTATAAATTTTACCATTTGCTCCGTATTTAACTGTTTTAGATTTTGTGTATTTTTTTATTTGAATAGGGTCTATCATTTCAGCACCCTTTAAAATATCTTCAGCTCCATTAACTAATTTAGAATTGTTATTAGTATAATACAGATTATAATTTAGATCGCTAATCTTAAATATCTGTTTTTTTGGGTGTGATGTCTTTGCCTTCAAAACTTTCATTTTCTTTTTTCCGTTCTACGTTAGTCTCAACAGTTTTTTTGTTTAACATTTTTTGTAAATCTGCTGTTGAGCCTACAAACAAGGCATTTTTTATATTAGCGTTTGCTGACTTAGGTAATTGTTTTAACTCTTTTAATTTGGCTTGTAAATCTTGTAACTTATCTACGGTATCAGCAACATTTTTTATGCCTGCTAATGCTACTTCATATGCTCTAGGATGTTGGCCTTCTTTTGCTACATCTAATATACCTTGTATAGCTTCTTGGCCTCTTTCAATTAAATTATAGTAATTTTCTCTACTATATTTGTAATCGTTATCAACGTCTTCTTTTTGTTTGTCCTCTTTACGAGGTACTAAAGGTTTAAATTCTTTATCTACCTTTTCTATTTCTTTTTCAATGCCAAGTATTTCGTTGACTTTTTCTTCTAGTTTACTCATAAAGCTATTTATTAAATTAAAGTTTAAAACCTTTGAAATAAGCAGGTAAACCTAAATGTGGTCGGCCATCAAATAAATTTTTATCAGCGTCTTTTGATTTAACATCATTATAATGTAAAAACACCTGAGCACAATCTTTTCCTATAAATGTCTCACGCCAATGTTCAAGTATCATACCTTTATAAACTAACATATCACCTGGATTTAAAATTACCTTTATGCCTTTATTATCTGTTGATACTTGGTAATTAGTATTTGTCTTTGGATCAATGTCATCAGGAACACCTACATTTTTCTTTGCCTCTAAATAAATTGGCCATTCATCACCACCTAAATTCATTGTCGTTGAAATCTCACAACTAAATCTATCTTTATGTCTTTCCAACACATCACCCATTTTATAGATACGAGCATATGAATAAGTAGGGTTTAATTTTAGTCCAGTAATTTTTTGCATTTTAGGTTGAACAGCTAGTAATAAAGTTTCCATTACAGTATCAGCATAATGTGAATATGTTTCTGGTACTTGTTTATCATTCCACACACCAAAGTTTTCTGTAAACGGAGAAATATAACGAGTGTCAAACATTGTCTTTGCCACTTGTCTTTTCATCAAAAAATAATTATAAATGAACCTTGCTAACTCTTTACTAATAGCTTCTTTAATTATAAAAAAATGATTTTTTTTAAATGTCGCTTTCATTAATTTTTACCTTTTGTTGAATTAACAATAATATTTCTTACCGCTTGTAAATTAAAGTGAATAAATCTAAATGGCTCAATTCCCATATCTACAGCAAATTCGTGTGGTACATAACCAGGGAAAAAAATTAATGTTCCTGGTTTTGGTTTGTAATGTACTTGATCTGACATTGGGCCAACTTTACTATTATCTTTTTGAGGTAACTTTGTCATCATAGCACCTGCTCTTGGATCGTGGAAAACAGGATAAGATGTTTTATCATTACACTTTAAAAAGTAAAATCCTGATATATGGTTATCCCAATGAACGTGTGTGCTGTGATGGCCGCCACCATTTTTAGCAAATTCTTGTACCCAAAATTCTGTAAAGAACATTGAATATTCTTTCATATCATAACCCCATTCATTTAATAAATTTAAAGAAGTGTTGCCAACATATGATTCTAATTCTTTTAAATCTGGATCGCCATTTAAAGGTGTAGAGTGATAACTCATTCCGTGATCTTTTACTTTTAGATAATCTTTATTACCTAGCCATTTTTTTCTTTCTTTTAAAACCTTTTGATTTGTTTTTTCAGAAACTTTAATATATTTGTCTGTGGCTTTGATTGCTGATGGTAACCATTCTGGTTTTTCAATTAAATAAACTGGTGTATTAAAGTACCAATCTGTTTTCATTATTTCTTTTTTCTCTGTTGTTACTGCCATTTTATATTCTCCTAATTCACTATTATGTATCCTTTATTTAAAAGGGTACCCCAGGTTCCAAACCACTAGAGAGTATCTTGTACCTCTTGTAACTGGTGCTACTCTATGCCACACAAAACTTGGAAAAACAATTATCGAACCACGTGGTCTAATTTCTTCACAACTTTTAATAGCTTTCTTTTTATTTCTTTCCCAATCTACTTGATTTCTAAAATCAAATTCTAAATTACCACCATCATATTCATCAGGATCATTTAGACTGATAGTGACTGATAACTTTCTAATTTTTCCGTGATCTTGTGGGTATGTACCGTCTTCTAATTTATCTCTTTTGTAAGGCACTTCCCAACTATCACAATGCCATCCATAATATTGGCCCACACCATATTTTGTAAATTGACAAGACTCTGAAAAATCCCAATCAAAATTCCAACCTGCTTTAGCATTTGCTTCGTGTATATATGGGTGTATTTCTTTGTAAATCCATCTATCATTCATCCAAACAATATCAGATTTTCTTTTCTTTTGTATGTTATTGATTACTGATTTTTTTAACGAACCATCAGCCTTGTGGTTGCCATCACCTCTATCAACACCACCTGTAACGGCCATTTGTGATTGATGTTGTTTACCGTAATCTATGATGTCTTGGCAAAGTTTTGGGGATAAGACCGATCGGAAGTAATAATAATAATTTTTCAAATTCATTTATATAATCCTCATTCAATTTTGTACTAATATATAGGTGTTTTAAAAACTACTGAAATTTGTATCTTAAAATAACAATTCCTTTACCACCATTACCACCTGCTTGACAAGAATTTGATCCTGGACTACCTCTTGAGCCACCACCAGCTCCACCACCTGTATTAGCAGTAGCATTTCGACCATTTCCTGGAGTTCCTCCTGGTTCTGGTCCTCCGCCTCCGCCTCCACCAACACCGGGTTCTCCATTATGTCCGCTATTGGCTTCAAATCCACCACCGCCACCACCAGCAAAATATCTTGTGTCACTCACTGGTCCTGGAGTACCATTACATCCAGCAAAACCTGTTGCGAGTACAAATGAGCCGGCTCCGCCATCACCACCTGCTGTGCTACCATTTTGACCAGCAGCGCTAGCACCGCCACCGCCACCAGCACCTCTATTAGTTGGTGCTTGTCCACCGGTTCCGCCATTTGTACCTTGAGCTGGACTTGTAGGTGGAGTGTTACCTGTTCCAGCAGGTGAAACACCTCCTGGTTTTTCACCACCTCCACCACCGCCAGAACCTCCGGGTCGTCCATTAGTTGCTTGTCCAACACTACCGCCACCGCCAGCAGATGTAATAGTTGAAAATACTGAATTACTACCATTAGGAGCAATCACAGGAGCACACTGTCCTGAAGCCCCAGCGCCTACTGTAATAGGATAAGTTTGTGCTGTTACGGTAATACCTGTAGG